GAAAAGCAAGCAGCCGCAATACATGCCGCAGGATATCGTGAACCAAATAAACAAATGAAAGATAACAAGAACAAATGAAAAACACATACAATTTAGAGCGCAGAGAAGATAAGAATATTTGGGTCAACATTCAGCCATTAATGGCAGACATTCAAACTCATTTTGATAACTTGCATGACATGGATACAAGTGAGTTTACAGAGCAAGACAAACAATTACTAGACTTAAAAGTAATTGGCTTAAGAGCAATTTATGAATTTCTAGGTGCATTAAAACTAGAACATGAACTAAAAGAATTACGTGACCAAAATGAAATTGAACGTCAAATTAGTGAAGGTACACAATTAATGGAAAGAGTATTACAATGAGACCACAAAATTACAGAACACTACTTGATAGACCACCAACACACAACATCAAGAACTTTGACCGTATGGTAGTTGAACTTGGCAAGTACATGAATGAAATCGAAATGGATCAATGCTTAGAGTTTATGAACACAGTTGCAGATAGCAAGTGGGACATTAATCCTAGCACTGAAGATTGCAAGACACAACTACAAATTATGCTTGGCAAAGACCGTGTTAATGAAATGATTATGAAGTGGAGTATGGAGAATCAAAACTTGCTTACAGTATTTGGTAAACTAAAATACAAACGTAACAGTGATGGTTCCATATGGGATGGATTGGATAGTACAGATAATCCTGATGATTACACAAAGGTATATTTATGAAATGGTTTAAAAGTTTATGGTTAAAATTGCGTAAGAGTAATGGCTTACCTGGCAATGAAGTATTGATTCCTATGACACCAGTTGCAATAGAAGAAAAACCAAAGAAGCCAAGAAAGCCTAGAGTAAAGAAAGTTACCGACTAATGGAATTTGGATACTTTATGGGTCATTGTGCCTGTGATTGGCGCTTTGAGAAATTAATTTGGATGATACAAACTCAATCAATAGAAGAAGTATTAAGCATACAACAACATCATTTAAAGTATAAAAAGAATCCAAGATTTGACAGAATAGAAAAGGCATTGAGGGAGAGACTAGGATGAATTATAAACCAACACAAGAAATGGCACAAAACGCAAAGCGTGGTCTTGCCATGCGTGAACAAGTAAGTGCAAGCAATCGTGGTGGCACATTGGTAGGACTAACACGTGCAAGACAATTTGCCAATCGTGAAAATGTAAGTCTTGATACAGTTAAACGCACATATAGTTTTTTAAGTCGTGCTGAAGTGTACTATGATCCAGGTAAAAATACTCCCGGCACACAAGCCTACTTGTTATGGGGCGGCCCACCTGGACTAACTTGGGCAAAGAACATATTGCGTAAAGAAGGATTATTAAATGATTAAAAATACATACTATGACCAAAACATTGTCAATGATAGTTTGGCTAATACATTCGATATAGAGCCAATGAAAAACAATCAGGCAGAAACCAAATTAAAAGTAAAAAGCAAACGTGGTGGTGCAAGACCTGGCAGTGGTAGAAAAACTGGATCAACAAACAAGATTCAAGGTGTAGAGTTCCTAGAAGAATACAAAAAGATTCATGGAAGTAGTCTTAAAGAAGATTTAGCACGTGATATGCATGAAGCAAGGTTGCGTGGTGACTATGAAATGTTGTTTAAGTACCAAACAGCATTTGCCAAATACTATTTTGCAGACGTTGCAACACAAGATATTACTAGTAAAGGTCAAGCATTAGGTGCAGCCTTTACATTTCCAACGACGGAACTAATCGATTGGAAGAATGCGTAACATAGAAATTCCTTTGTATGGTGAGCAGAAAACTATCCTAGCAGATTGGCTTACTACTAACAAACATTGCATAGATGTAGTGCCAGTTGGTAGTGGAAAAACATTTTTAGCGGCAATAGCATTGCCAATATTCGCTAGTGACCCTCAGTTTCACAAAGGCAAAGATGTAATCTATAGTGCCCCAACAGGCGCAATGATTAAGTCTTTGATATGGGAGCCATTAAAGAAAAGTTGTATAGAATACTTTGGGCTTGTTGATGGTAAAGACATTAACAACAGTGAACTAACAATACGCTTTCCAAATGGCACATTCATTCGTTGTAAGAGTGCAGAACAACGTGAGAACTTACGAGGTTTAAACGTAGGTATATGGGTAGCAGACGAAGCCGCATTATACACACGTGATACACTACAAGAGATAACAAATCGATTACGCCCTAAAGTAGGACAACCTGATACACAAGGTAGATTGATTGTTATTAGCACGCCTAATGGAGCGGGCCCTCTTTATGATATGTTTAAACTTGCTCAAGAAAACCCTGAGAAGTATATTGTTCGTCATTACAACTACCTTGAGATGCGTAGTGGTAACAAGAACTTTATTGAAGAACAAAAACGAATCATTAGCCCATTAAAGTTTGCACAAGACTACATGTGTCAATGGGAAAGTGTGGCAGACATGTTTTTCTATGCATGGGACAAGACAAAACATTGTGGTGAGGTTAGTGATAGAGGTGGAGATATCTATACATTCCATGACTGGAACAAACGTGTTATGACCGCAGTTGTTGCACAAGTTATTAAACCAGGATCAATCGATGGTAAGATAGAAATTATTAAGAGTTATGCCATACCTGATTGCAGTACAGAAGGCATAGCACAAGCAATACGCATAGACTTTCCAAAACGTAGAATCAACAGTATTATTGACATGAGTGGTGGTCAAGTTAATCGTGATACCACAAGTGCGTTTGGCGTAACAGATAGAACAATCATTGAGAAGTATGGCTTTACAATTGTAAACACACGCAAGAGTAATCCTCTTGTATCAGACACAGACAATACAAGCAATGCGTTTATCGCAAGAGGTGGTTTAGTTGTAAGACCTGATGATAAGTTTTTATTAGACGCATTACAAACATACCACTTTGAAGATGCATCACGCAAACGTTTAGTAAAGTATACAGAACAAAAGTATGCACACATTGACGGTCTTGGTGACTGTATAAGATATGGCATACATCACTTATTCCCAATCACACATGATAGCCCACACAACATGCCTGAGTATATTGGTATGGATCCTAGATATCAAGCAATGACTCAAAGTGGCAACAAGTATATGCCAGAAAGTCCATTGTATCCTGGTGGACCAAGTTGGGAAGAAATCATGAATGGTGAAGAAGAAAAAGATTACCAAGTATGGAATTAAGGAAACAAAATGACTAGATATATAGGCGATACAACACTATCATTATTAGATAGATTACTAGACAAAATTATAATTAACCAAACAACAAATTGCTGGGAATGGCAAGGTGGTAAAAACAATCTTGGTTATGGTATGATACGTGACGGCAAACATATGCGTACAGCACACAGAGTTAGTTATGAAGAACATACACAAACTTTAATACCAGCAACTTTAGTTGTGATGCACAGTTGCGATAATCCCTGTTGTGTTAACCCTGCTCATTTAAGTTTAGGCACACGCAAACAAAACACAATTGATATGCTTAATAAAGGCAGACATAGACCTTTTGGATGGAAGCCAGGTACTCCAGGACTAAGAACAGGTGTAAAAATGCCTAGAGTAGTGTGCGAACACTGCAAACAGTTAGTTGCAACAAATAGTTATAAAAGATACCATGGCGACAAATGCAAACATAAAAGTGTTAGCATAAATAGAATATAACCATCATTATGATGAGAGAACCACATCAATGCACAATTCAGAATTATTAAAACGAAATTCAGTATACTCAGCCATCTATCAACAGATGTTGGGATATCAAAACGCATACTTAGGTGGCTATGTATTTAAACAAGATGTGCGTAAAAAGCGCCCAAGTGAAGATAGTGTTCTTTGGAACGACTTAATTAAAAATACTGTAGCACAACCTGTATGCCGTTACATTGTTGACACCATCAATGATGTATTATTTGAGCCAGGTGTTAAACGCAATTTAAAGTTTGCCACACCACTAGGTCAGTATATCGATCCAAACAATTGTGATTGGGTCGATTTGTTTGTTAATGATTGTGATTTACAAACACGAAGTCTAACAAGTTTCATGGAACAAGTTGGCGACCTGACATCAATCTTTGGCCACTGTTGGGTAGCAGTGGACATGCCTCAAGAAACAGAAGGGAATCTTGGTAGACCTTATACGTGTGCCATCAGCCCATTGAACGTATGGGATTGGTGTTTCGAGTGGTATGGTGGTAAACCAATATTACAATATGTTAAGATTAAAGAAATGGAAGATGATGAAAACTATTATCTTAAATGTTATCACCTAGGAGATGCAAACAATCCTAGTTATTGGAAAAGTTATGAAGTGCCAAAGACTGTACAACAATCTAATGAATTAGATGATGAATCATTATGTACAGGTACTGGAGAGTTTCCCGCAGGCATGAGCATACCAGTATTCATTGCATTTGGTCGTAAAGACCCAAGAACATTTGATTTAGGTGTAAGTGATATTGATGCCGCAAGTGATGCAATG